AACTTATTTTTAATGACTATAGCGCCACGGCGCAGAAGGAGAGAAGATGAATTTACAAAAACTAAAGCAAGCGCTAGACGGAATAAGGGCCACTGATAATGTAGAGGTTAAAATTGAGGCGTCAATCAATGGCGTGAGAGTAGAGCAAAGCATTCAAGATGTTTTGACTGGCGGATCACCGCTTAGAATTTTGTTAGTCAGTCAAGAGGCTATAGACGCAGATCCACTTTTATCTCTGCCAGTTATGAATCTCGACAAGGCTGAAATACTACAGTAATTAAACCCTGACCTAAGCAATTAGGCCATGACTGAACGAAATAAGGAGTAAATATGGAATTAGATAAAATGACTTTAGGTGATATTAAAGAACTACAGAATATGTTTGGCAAAAAAACAAAGCCAAAAAGTGCTCCAGTAAATCACGGTATTAAGATTGTAATTTTACAGCGCGGTTGGGTTGTAGTTGGCGAGTACATTCAACATGGGGAATATGTGACACTTTCAAAAGCAGCTGTAGTGCGTAAATGGGGCACTACAAAAGGACTTCCTGAGTTAGCTACGCGTGGACCATTACAAGACACTGTTTTAGATGCTGGTCCAGAGATTAGATTCCACGCGCTAACTGAAGTGGCATCAATCAAATGTAATGAGGCCGTATGGTTAAGCAAATTGCAAGCCTAGGAGAAGACAGTCAGTCTTCTGGCTACGGCGACGGCTACGGCGACGGCTACGGCTACGGCTACGGCAACGGCTACGGCGACGGCTACGGCTACGGCTACGGCTGGTAATAAACAGGTTGGTGCTATGGATAGCTAAGTGCAGCGAACCTCGCAAGGGCAAGCTAACAGCCAAGAACACGCAGAGGGTGAGCGACAGGACGCTCAGCAGACTGTAAATCTGCCGTCTTCGGACATACTAGGTTCAAGTCCTAGACCCTGCACCAATTAACAATAGAGAGTAGATTTTTAGCAGTAGACATAATCAGTTGTCGCCAAAAGATACGAATATAGCTGGCTCGTATATGAAACTACTGCTAAAGCCTCTGCTCTTTAAGAAAGGAACAGTATGAACAAGATAGAAGAATTACTCAAAACATTTTATTACCATGACCCAGACGAATTGGGCGAAGATGCTTTTAATAACCTAGGTGATGACGAAATAGCCGAAGCCAAACAAGCCATAAACGCCTATATATTAGGTGAGGTGATGGAGCTATTGAAGTTATTGTGTGAAGATGATATAATTAAAGTATGGAATTATATAGAGAAATACAAGGATACGAAGGATTATACGAAGTGAGTAACTATGGAAATGTCAGGTCATTATCACGCCAAACATTAGGGCGTTGGGGTAAGATGAAAACATCACCAGGTAGGGTTATGAAACCATCACTATCAAACGCTGGTTATGTTCGGGTAGGTCTATGTGTAAAAGGGGTTACTAAAAACCATTCTGTGCATAGGCTAGTTGCACAGGCATTTATACCAAACCCAAATAATAAAAGATGTGTAAACCATAAGAACAGCAACAGAGAAGACAATCAGGTAGAAAACTTGGAATGGGTGACATACAAAGAGAACATCAACCACGCTAAAGTTAATAATCGGCTTAGACCACCAACTGGTATTCGTAGCTACAATGGTAAAAAGACGCATTGTTTAGAAGGCCATCCGCTATCGGGCGATAACCTGTATGTACCAAAAAATGGCTACAGGAATTGTAAGACCTGTAAGGTAAAACGAACCAGACTAGCACGCCAAGAGTTACGCAACAAAGCAATTAAGAAATGGGGGAAGTTGTGAGCATAGATAAAGAACTGCAAGAATTGACTAACAAGTGGTACGCATACGTTTCATCAGACCACCACAAAGATAGAGATTGCCACTTCTACATAACACTTGACTATAAGTATGGTGAACTGCCCATTTTTGAAATAGACCACTACGGCTATGTCGGTGATGAGTTTCATGCCAAAGCACACACATTAGAAAAGGCAAAAGAGATACTGCTTGAACGCATTAAACGAATGGTTGCCTTGCAAGGAGAATGGGCTGACGAAGTACTGAATACAGACGGCTGGGATACATACCAAGTAAAGCAAGCGAAGCTGTATAAAGAGCTATTCAGTGAGGGAGGTATAGATAAATGACAGACGAACTAGACAAGCAGATAGAAGTAACCGAACAATCAATACTAGGTTCTGATTGGCAGAAGATGCGACCAACTGGAGTAATAGAAATAAGAACAAGCGATGGCAAGATTTTGTTTGATGGCACCTTAACAGCTGATGAAGTTAGTAGACTTACCAATGATTGTCTACAAGGCATAACAACTAAACTAACAATCACTATTGATGGGATGGAATAAGAATGACAGACGAATTAGACGAGATACTTAATATTCACACGATTGATGCTGGCAACAGGGTTCTGAAGCTGATTGATGTAAACGAAGCCAAGCAAGCCATACAAGCACTTATAGCCAAAGAAGTACTACGTGGAAAGCGAGAAGAAGTACTAGAAATTGTGTCGTGGGGAAGCAAGGGGCAAGATAGGGCAATCAAACGCCTAGCCGAACTTAACAAACAAATTGGAGATAGCGATGACAGATGAACTAGACAAAATAATAGACGATATATTGTCCGAGCTAGTATTTTGTGGCAGAGATAGCTTAGGAGTGACCGACGAAGCGGTACTTGCAAGAAAAGGAGTGAAAGCACTTATAGCCGACCAAATGATAGAATACCAAAGCCAACTATTAAAAGATTACAAAGATGACATAGCCAAAGAGTGTAACAAGGCAAGGATAGAAGAAATGAAACTGGCAAAAGAATGGTGTAGTGGTGCTTATTTGTGTGATTACGTCAATATATTAGACCGCATCAAGGAACTATCAAACAAGGAGAACAAATGATATTACTAGCTATTTTAATTGTTCTGATTACGCAAATAGGGCAGGTACTACTAATTGTGGCTAACCAAGACACTAACCCTTTGGTATTTATCGTGCCATTAGATTTGCTTATGTTGGTAGGAATATTTTATATCGCAGAGAGGATTAAATAGATGGCTAAAGTAGATGAGATACTGCAAAAGTTATGTGACTATGTTTATAATGCTGGTGCATCTGCAAAACATAATGGTATCTTTGTTGGTGGTGAACCAAAAAAGGAAGCAAGCCAAGCCATTAAAGCCATTATATCTGACCAAGTAGCAAAGGCAAGGATAGACGAGCGTTCACAAGCACAACAGTATCTACACGGCTTGACTATCACACCAGAGAGCCAACATTTATTTGATGTACTAAGCCGTAATAACTATGACCGCATTAAAGAAATTAAACGGAGTAAAGAATAAATGAGTAAAACTAAGGATAGTCTTACTCACTAAAGACAAGGAACAAACCAATGAGTAAGGAGATAGGTGAAGATGACCCAATAACTGAATATACTGACGAGTGTTGTAATCAACTAAGAGTTGAAATAAGAAAAGAGCTTGGACTATGACCTGTGGGTTTTATTCAGTAAACAAAAAGCACCTACCAAACAACGATCAAGTATGTATCGTCTGCGGCACTGCCCTGTAGACAAACAGGGTAGAACTGTGGTATAATACAGACAGAACAATCGCACAACTCTTTGTCACGAAAGTGACCAATTTATTCATAGAGAAGAAGCCATCACTATCCCACAGGTGGTGACTTAGTTCTTTGCGTATGGTCGGTACTCCATATTTTCTTATCATTAGTTTTTGCTACTTATGTCAAAAAACAAACAATATTTCTGCCGACCATCTTCTGTGTGAATAAAAGGAGAAACGATGCCCGACCAGAAAAGCGTCAATAAGCCGAAACTAACACCCAAACAAGCAAAGTTTGTTAGGGGTATCGCACAGGGTAAGACTAACACTGATTCTGCCCTAGAAGCCTATGATACTGACGACTATAACGTCGCAAAAGTAATAGCATCTGAAAACTTAACAAAACCTAACGTACAACAAGCTATAGAAATTGCAAGGGTAAAACTCAACATAACACCAGAACGTGCATTAAAGCCAATTGACGATGCGCTAAACGACCCAGACCTAGAAATGAGATTAAAAGGTAGTGATAGAGCCTTAAAGATAATGGGTATAGCAAACAAGGGTGATGGTAGTACCTCTATACAGTTCAATCAGATACAAATAAACCAAAAAGAGTCTTACGACCTATGAAGCCAATAGTAAACTATCTACCATTTATCAGAGATAACTTTACTATCATAGACAAGCGTGGCGAAGAAGTACCATTTACTCCTAACCCAGTACAAGAGCGATACGCTAAAGAGGCAAGTGGTCAAGACATCATCTTAAAAGCACGACAACAGGGGTTTTCTAGTTTGATATTAGCAGTATTCACTACTGATTTTATCTTAAAAGAAAACGCTAGATGTGTAGTTGTTGCTGACATAGAAGAAAACGCACAAGAGTTACTAGATAGGGTGAAGCACTACATTAGAAGCTACGAACAGATAAACAACACCAAAGTACCCCTTAAATATAATTCAAAGTCAGAACTTTACAATCAGGCTACCAACGGCAGATACACAATAGGTACAGCTAAAGCAACAGAGTTTGGTAGAAGTAAAACAATCACGAATCTACACTTATCAGAAGCAGCCTTTTACCCTAATCTCTCCAAGATACTTAAAGGTGCTGGCAACGCTGTAGTTCCTGGTGGTAGATACATCTTAGAAACCACTGCTAATGGGTATAACGACTTCAAGACCTTATGGGATGAAGCTGTGATGGGTAACAAAGAATACTTACCGATATTCTTCCCTGCTAAAGAGTTCTATTCACCCGAAGAACTAGAAGTAAAGCGCAGACAAGCTATTACTGAGGCTGATTACTTACAAGAGTTCCCCGATACCGCTTTAGAGGCATTTCAAACCAGTGGTCAAGTTTATTTCAGCTTAGAAGCCCTTAGAGAGTACGACAGACTAACGAAAGAGCCAATCAATGCCTAAAGATATATCACAGATAGTAGGAATCAAAGACGAGGGTGCGAAAATAATCGGCATTATACCCGAAGAGACCAACAAATTATATGATGCACGATATATTGGCGATGAATTAGTGCCAGTAGACAACCAACCCTCTAACATAAAGGTACACAAAATAGTATGAGCTTCAGACGATACCGGCACTACCAATCAGGCGAGTTCATTATTTGTGCGGCAGATACTTCAAGCGGTGGTGGGGACTTCTCCTGCGCTCAGTTCTTATCCAAATCTAAACTAGATGTACCTACTGTCTATCACTCTAAAGTCACAGCTACCGAGATGACCCCACTTGTCGCTTTAGAGCTGGAGAGAATACACAAAGAGACAGGCGTTAAACCAGTCGTTGCTTACGAAACTAATAACGGTGGTGTATTCGAGCTACAACGCCTTGCAACACTCAATAGAGACGGTCACTGGATAATGTACCTACAAAAGAGTTTAGGCACGACAGACGGGCTAGAAACAACCGAGAAGTATGGTTTTAACACTAACTCAGCAACCCGACCAGCTATCTTACAACTCTTAAAAGAAGCGATTGATAACAAACTTATTAGAATCTATGACAAGCCAACCATATCAGAGATGTTTTCATTCATCATCAAACCGAACGGTAGACCAGAAGCCGAGCAATCAGCCCACGATGATTTAGTTATGAGTCTAGCCATAGCCTGGCAGATGTACCAAACAGAGAACCCTCAAGAAGTACGCAAGGCACGGCACGAAACCACTGGCAACATAGGGAGCTTGTTTTACTAATGCACAAAATAAACCACGCCAACATCAAAGAATGGGCAGCCAATTACAAAGGTGAACTGTTTGACGGTATACTTTGTGACCCTCCTTATGAACTAGGTTTTATGGGAAAGAGTTGGGATTCATCAGGTATAGCCTTTGACGTTGAGATGTGGGCTGACCTCCTTAGAATACTTAAACCCGGTGGACACCTCTTAGCATTCTCAGGCTCAAGAACCTACCACCGTATGGCTTGTGCAATAGAAGATGCAGGGTTTGAGATTAGAAATATGTACCTTTATTTGTATGGAAGTGGGTTTCCGAAATCGTTAAACGTAGGTAAGGCAACTACAAAGATGATAGAAGACCAGCTAAAGAAGCAAGGTGTGGAGAACATAGAATGGAAATAACCTGCGACTACTGCAACAAGCCATACACATACAAAGGCGGTATAGCCCACTATAACCGTACCAAGGGGCATTATTGCTCTGGTTCGTGCCAGAACATGAAACACGGTTTAGCGAAGCGAGGCAATAAAAACAAGCGATACCAGATATGGTGTGATGTAAAGAAAAGGGCTACTAAGAAAGGTAAATGGGAGTTCAAACTAGCCATTGAAGATATACCAGAGATACCAGAATATTGCCCAGTATTAGGTATAAAGATAGAAGCAAGCAAGGTAAATGGTCCGATAGACAGCAGTCCATCACTGGACAGAATAGACGCAACTAAGGGTTATATACCTGGTAATGTTCAGATTATCAGCAATAGAGCTAACAGAATAAAAGCAGACGCAACCTTAGAGGAACTGGAAAAGGTTTATCTATTTGTGAGGGGAACTAAATGAAATCGTACACAGTTGTATTAAGTGGTAAAGAATACGAAATACTGCAAGACAAAGACGGCAAGTTTATCAAGCCAGACTTCGTTAAACAGCTAGAATCGTATGGTACAGATGTAAAGCCTGCACATGAGCCTATATGTGTAGGTAGAAAGCCCCTGGAGAGTACAGTAGCTAACAATGTCTTAAAGTACGGTACTGGTGGGTTGAATATAGATGGCTCACGAATTGAGGCAACTAGCGAAAAAGACCTTAAAGAACTCCGAAGTGAAAGACCGAGTTTAACTAAAGCTGGCGACCATACGATTCATAAAACTCTAGCAGGTCATGATAGAAGCGACAGGCAACATGTTACTGGCCGCTTCCCTGCAAACCTTATCCATGACGGCTCTGATGAAGTAGAGGCGGTGTTTCCGCAGACAAAGGGTGAGATACATAACAAACTATCAACAGGCGACAGTATGTTTATGGGTGACGGTGTTGCTGGTAGTAAGCGTGGCTACAGCATTAAAGACTCTGGCTCTGCCTCACGCTTCTTCTTTACTGCAAAACCAGACCTGTATTGCTCTCTTTGTTATGGTATAATGGAAGTATGCGAAAACAATGCCCAGAATGCACAAACGACTTCTCAACTTGGCACTCAAGCCAGCAATACTGCTCAAAACAATGTGGTGGTAAGGCAGGCGCAAGAACCAAAGGACAAGCAACCAAACAAGACCAACAATGCCCACAATGTGGTAAGCAGTTCAGCGAGTACAAGTCAAACAACCGAAAGTACTGCACAGCCGAATGTTACGCAGAATCTAAAAGAACTCCTAGACCTAGCTGCAAAATATGCGGGAATCCAGTGTCTAAAATGTCAAACTTCTATTGCTCAAAGGCTTGTAGTAATGGCGACAGAGAATATGGAGTCACAAGTATGTCAGGGCTTTATTACAGACTACAAAAACTCTACCCAGACAGAGAACCTTGTATCAACTGTGGCGTACTTGGCGAACATAGACATCACCCAGACTACGATAAACCTTACGAAATTGTGTGGCTTTGCGCACCTTGCCACAGGCGAGAACACCAAACAGGTAAACCTAGAAAACAACAAAGGTATCTATCGCCTAAAGTATCAGAGTAAAGCCTCTAAGAGTGAACGAAATGCAGGGCTGGAGGGGTTTGAGGAGAAACAAACAACTGGTGGCGGTGGACTTACAGCAGACTTACGAGAAGATGGTTCACTGGAAACAGCGAGTGCTGGTGGTAAATACGGCTCAATAAAAGCTAAGCAGACTAACCACCACCCCACAGTAAAACCCCTATCTCTTACTAAATACCTAGCTAACCTAATCAAACCACCAACAGGCGGTAGACTACTTGTGCCGTTTTCTGGCTCAGGTTCAGAAATGATTGGCGCACTTCAAGCTGGTTGGGAATATGTTGAGGGCGTAGAACTGACCGAAGAATACATACCGATTGCTGAAGCTCGGATAAAATATTGGACAAACAACATCAAAGTAAATAAAGACGGCACTATATCACCAATAGACGTAACTAAACCATCAAATCTTCAAACTAAGGTCGAACAAATATCACTAATATGAGAAAGAAACTATGAAAATACGCTACGGTAAAGTCTACAAACACATTCAAACAGACAACGGCACAGAAACAGAAGTTGAAACCTACCACAATGGGCAACGTAAAAGTAAAGTTGTGGTAAAAGAAGTTAAAACTATCGCTCGTAACAAGACAGAAATACTATCAGAGTTTGTACGCTTATCTAACGATTACTTTGAAACCTACTCAATCGAAGTCTACCCTACCAAGCTAGGTGACGGCTACTTAGTCATTAAGAGCTGGGAAGAAGAATTGCCAGACTAGACAGTTTATAGTATAATGTAACTAACGTAGATACCACACAAAGGACTCATACGGGAAAGACCTGTACTTTGTGTGTTTTCTTATCTAACAGAGCAAAACTTACAGCAAAACTTCAAAGATTCTGAAAAAGTAATGACGGCTATACACGAGCCGTTAAAAGAGTATGAACGAATTGGACGCAATAAACCGCATCCAAACATAGACAAAGCCTACCCGAAAGTCACTGACGGTACACTCTCTAGTATCGTAAACGAAACCCCAAAAAGGGTAGTACAGCAAATCCCTACTGGAACTGTTGAAACATCAATGGGTGAGTGGTTTGATGTGTTCGCTAGCTGGAAGCTAACCGAAGATATTATCCCACACGCTAATTGCCAAGCTGACGTTATACAAAAGTCATGGCGAGCTATTACTAATTCACTTACCTATGGCTCATGCCCTGCCTACGTCTACTTTGATAACTACGAAGACTACGAGGGTGGCAACTTCAAAATCCCATATATCACGCACGTCTACCTGCAAAAAGGGAAGATCAGCGACAAAGAATCCAACTTTATCTTCTTAGAGGGCTGGTATCAGGAACTCGATATAGACTTCATTATTGACCGTGAAACTGCTTACAAGAAAGAGAACCCCGACTATAAAGGCGAATGGGATATAAACGCTCTTAAATCAGTTAAAAAAGCCAAAGAAACCAAGAACGACGACCAAAAGACCCCTAGCGAACGAGATACGTCATCACGAGTAGAAGATGATGGTATTCGTATTATTCACGCTTTTCAAAAGGGCAAAGATGCAACGTTTTACTCATTTACTCACGATGGAACGATTGTTAGACGAAAGAAGAACCCAGACCCCAGAGGCGTTATACCGATTCACTTCCTGTACTACAACCTAGACTTATCTAATCCACTTGGCAGGGGCATCATCGAACTGTCAGGTGGTATGCAGAACCTTTTAGACTCACACACACAAGCCTTTCAGTACATGCAAGCTCTTATGTACAACCCACCGCTTAAAAAGCGTGGCAATATACCACAAGGCGGTATCAAGTTTATTCCTAACGCTATATGGGATATGGGCGACTCACCACAGAACGATGTAGAACCTGTATCTATCAACACATCTGCGCTCTCTAACTTCCCACAAACATACGGACTGATTAAGTCTCAAATCCTAAACCTAAACAACTCTCCAGATTCATCAGTAAGTGCTGAAGCTGGCAACCCTGGCTTTAGTAAGACTGATTCAGGCGTAAAGCAAATACAAGCCCGACTAGGTGTATCTGATAACTACATTCAGAAGCAATACGAGGCTTGGTTTGGTGATGTCTGCGAAACCTTACTTAATATTACCTTTGCAGAACTCACTGGTGTACGAGAAGAACAACTAGATTCTAAAACAGCCGACAAACTACGCTCACTTATCCCAGAGGGTAACGAAGTGATTACCTGGATAGACGTTGAAAACTCTGATTCTATCGCTGTTGATTACTCACAACTTGGTCAAGAACCCATCACCTTTACGGTAGACGCTAGTACTTCAAGCGTGAAAGAAAACTCTGAACAGATAGAAAACATCACCGCCTTTATGGAACTGATGCAAGGGCTTGGCGGCTTACCACCTGAAAAGCAAATGAGCTTAGTAAACAGACTGATTGACAAGTTTGGCTTAGAGAACCCCGAAGAAATCAAGTTTAGCCCAGAAGAAATAGAAGCCGTAGCCATGCAAGCCCAACAACAGCAAATGCTTGAAGAACAAATGGCAGGAATGCCACCAGAGCTACCACAAGAGCCTGTAATGCAAGAAATGCCAGAAGATGAACCAACACCCGAAGAATCAGAACTAGCCGTAGAACTCGCTGACAGAGGTTTAAACGAAGAACAAATCGGTCAAGCAATCATTTTAATGCGACAAGGCGTACCCGAAGCTGAAATAGCGCAAGCCTTGATGGGGGGTAGGTAATGGGTGACCTGTTAATGAATGAGGGTAGCTTTTATCAGCCACAAGTACCCGAAGAACGCCAAGAAGCAGAACAAACAGAGAAGTCCTTTTTGCGTGAAGCCTTACCAGTCATGGAAGAACTACTAGAGTGGTTTGATAAACAAGCCAATGAGTGCGACCGCTTATCAGTACTTGATATGGAATCCAAAGTACCTGTTGAATCACAGATTATCGCTTACCGTGAGTTAGCTAATTTGCTACGTGCAAAGAAAGGTGAACTATCAGCCTTGCAGTTCAGTTACAAACGTAAAGCTGAGTAAGTAGTTGCGTTGGGTTGCCTTACCTCCTGTGGCAATCCTACGGAGTCCCTTACTCCCCGTATCGCTAGCGGTAAATATTAAGCAGAGGGTCGCACCCTTAATAAGCAGATAAAGGAGTGGTTATATGTCCGACCTAGAAGATGACATAAACGAGCCAGTTGAAATGGTAGACGAATCTGGAGAAGCGACGGCTGACACAGAAGAAGAAGCCACCGATGAAGCTCAAACCGATACGAACGTAGAAGAAGAGTCGCAAGACGAACCAGACACAGAAGAAGTATCGGAGTCCGAGGAAGAACCAGAGGCACAAGCTGAAGAAGAACCCGACGACGAAGCCATTAAAGCCCACAATGCTCAAATGGCACAAAGGCGAATAGCCGAACGGGAAGCCCGCCGAAAGCAAGAGGCAGAACTTTTACAAGCCCAACGGCAATACGTAGAGGAAGCAGAAAGCGATGCACAGCGCTTAGTAAACGAGCTACACATTGAACGGTACAACCAAGCTGTACAAAACAATGAGAAAGCAATCCTTACTGAGTACGAACGTGTAAAGGCTGACCCAGCCCTACAAATCTTTAACCCAGAATCAAAAGAGTATCGACCAGACTTATTCAATGAGCTGCAAGAGACGTTTGAGAAAGGCTACACACAAGTAGACGAGTGGGGAAATGTTGTAGCGGTAAACGCCTCATTTTACGACAAAGCTAAACAGTGGGGCAACATGTGGAATCGCCAAGCGAAAATAAGCGAAGCCAAAGCAAGTAGTAACCTTAAAAAGTCTATGAGCAAAGCCGAGCCGCAAAGCAACTCCGCACCACGTCCTACTAAAACAAAAGACCCACTTATGGACTTACTCACGTCCGATGACTAGAGAGAAGCCATAGGTGTTAAGAAAGGACTACTATGGCACAGAATTGGGCACAATCCCATCTTGACGTTGTAGACGAACGATACTTTTTAGAAGCTCAGACATCTGACATTATCAACAAAGGTATTCGCCTAGACTTCAACGGCAAAAAATCAGTAACAATTTACGATGTAGACACAGTAGACGAAGTAGACTATGTACGAAACGGTTTTAACCGCTTTGGTGATGTAGTTGAACTCGGAACTGGCGAGCAAACATTTACGCTATCTCAGGACAAGGCTTTCACCTTTACTGTAGACCGTGGAAACCTTAACGACTCTTTGATGGTTCAAGAAGCCAACAAAGCTGTTAAAAGGCAACTCCGTGAAGTAGCTGTACGCAACACAGACATTTACCGCTTTAGCGTGTTAAGTGCATACGCTGTTGCTAACTCACAAGCTGCAACAAACGCATTAGCTTACAACGATGTATACCAAAAAGTTTTGATACAAGCTGCTGCTCTTTATGAAGCAACTTACAAGACTGAGGGCGTACACCTGTTTGTAACTCCTACCACTTACAACCTCTTGAAGCGTGACCCTGAGTTTGTTCGTGACGCTGATACCACTTACAAAGATTTGAAAAAGGGTATCTTAGGCGAAGTAGACGGCATGAAGATTCATCGTGTACCTGCTGCTTTATTGCCAGCAAACACTGGATTTATGATTGTCGCTGACGACGTACTTGTTTCACCTACCAAGATGAACAATGTTCGTGTTCTTACAGACGTACAGGGTATTGACGGTGCTGTTGCAGAGGGACGACGCTACTACGATGCGTTTATCCCAGCAAACAAAGGCGCAGCAATACGATTGCACAAGATAGCGTAGATAGTCTACATCTCTTATAAGGAGAGAATATGCAAGATTTACCAAAAGGACGAGCTGCAGAAACTTATGGCGATGGTCGCAGACCAAACATGCCAGGTGTGTACTTTCACGAAAAAGCAGGTCAATGGATTGAAGCGAAGTCTATCCCACAGGCAGATGCGTTCGTCCGAGTAGGCTACGTTCCAGCCACGAAAGAACATTTACGGTTCATAGAGGCGGAAAAAGAAAAGTTAAAAACTAAGAAAGGATAAGAAATGGCAACACATTTAGTAGGTCATTTAGGCTCTGCAAGCGAAGCCGTAACTGGCAACAAAACGCTTGACGAGGGCGACTGCGGTGTAACTCAAGTAGTTACCGCTAACTCTGTCGTAACGCTACCTGCAACTGTTGTAGGTTATAGCTACAAGATTGTAGTTGGCGAAACTTCAACAGGCGCAGCACCAACTCTATCAGTAAGCCCTGCGGCTGCTGACAAGATTATGGGTGCTGGCTTTACAAGTGCAGACAACAAAGATGCTACACTTGCTAGCCCACAAGTAGGCGACTTCATCGAATTAGTCGGTGACGGCGCAAACGGTTGGGTTGTAGCAGACGCATCTGACGGCTGGACACGAGAAGCGTAGTAACTAGAAGAACAGGGGCGGTGCAAGTCCGCCCCAACCAATATGAATCAACACATTCAAAACATTAAACAGTACAGTGAAGATGCCAAAACCAAGCGAGAGCAGGAATTAAAGCATCGCCAAACCCTTACGCAGCTTTCAGACAACAAACAAGCTGTGTTTACTGCTACTAATGAACTGATAAAGTTTTTATCTAAACAAACTACCAAAACTGAAATAGTCAATCCAGTTAGAACTGTCTTAACCCCAGACGTAGACAAAGTAGTTAGAAGTTTAGAGCATCTTAACCAGTCCGTTAATAGAATAGAGAACACCGACCTTACACCAGTTATAAGAGTGATGGCTGATGTATTAAGTGAACTCAAGACCTTACCTAAAGACATAGAGTTTGAGCAACGAGAAGACATAAAAGTTACAAACCTAGCCGAAGTCACGAGCGTACTTGAAACCCTAGTCAGTGAAATACAGAAACTAGAGCTTGCCCCAAAGATTGAAGTTAAACCAACAGACGTAAAAGTAGAAGCACCTGTTGTAAATGTAGAACAAGATTTTACGACATTAGAAAAAGCCCTCAAA